CAATTGAACTTCTAAAACAACAAAATGAAACAGAGAAACGTATTAGTGAAGTGAGTGAACGATATGAAAAACAACTTAACGACACTAAAACAGAAACTATCATCAAAGAAAAACTCCAACCTATTATCAACAACATTTCTGATTCTAGCGAGTGTTTTTCTGCTGAGTGGTTGTCAGTCCAAAACGAAACCATTAGATCAGCCAACAGTAATTCCAATTCCAGTAATTGATAAATCTCTACGAACAAAGTGTTCAGAGATTAAGGAAATCCCTTCTAATAAATCTAAAGATATCGCTATCTGGATTAATGAAGAAGTGGTGCAACATAATAAATGTATCATCAAACAATCTGCTTTAGTGGATGCTGTTGATGAACTGTATGAGTAATCATACGATTGTATAAATAATACAAATAAACACATGTTTGTATAAATAATCAAGTTTCTGTATAATACGTTCCTTTCTTTTATTGATAGGAACTTTTTAATGTCTATTGAAGCAATGTGTCTTTCTGTCGCCTTATGGTTTGAAGCTAGAGGTGAATCAAAGAAAGGTCAAGAAGCAGTAGCTCAAACAATTATTAACCGAAGTAAGCATCCAAACTACCCTAACAGTATTTGTGGTGTAATCAAACAGAAAGGTCAATTCTCTTTCTACAATAAGAACGTCTCTCTAAGCAAACCACCAAAGCTTTCTTACAAAGACGCTCAACATAAAGAACAATGGCAACAGATTAGAAAAGTTGCTTATGATTCTATTTCATGCACTACTCAGAATCATGTAGGTAACGCTCTATACTTTAACACCACTAAGCTTGGTGTTAGGTTTAAGACAAATGTAAAACCTCGTAGAATTGATGGTCATGTATTTTATTAAGGATATTCAATATGGCTGAAGTTAAACGCTTGCCAATCACTACTGCTCAAATCAAAGCTAAGATGAACAGTAGCATGGAGTTAGCTATTAAAATGGCAGGGGATGCCTTAGAAGCAGTTTCTCAAGATTTAGAAGCTAAACCTACAACTAAATTTAAAATGGCTCAAGATTACATTGCTATGTTTATCTCTGTTGATAATCATATTATGAAAGAAGAGAATCATAGAGCTGAGAAGAAACTTAAAGCTCTTAATGAGCAAATTAAGCGTCACGATTTAAATGAGAAAGAGGGTAACACTTCGGAAGAGCAATCTTTCAAACCAGTTTCCCAATCAAATTTTAGACCAACAATGAATTAAGGAGATATTGTGTCAGATGTAATGTTTAAGCCTGCCTCAGAAAAACAGGAACAGTTCATTAATTCTGACTCGTTTCTCACAGTATATGGTGGTGCTGCTGGTTGCTTAGATGCAGATACAGAATTTCTATCTCAAAACGGGTGGAAGAAAATATCTGAATACCAAGATGGTGATTTAGTTGCTGAGTATAACGAAGAGACAGATAGTGTTTCTTTTGTAAAGCCTAAAGAATATATTAAAGTACCTTCGACTGGTTTCAAGAGGATGACAGCAAGAGGTTTAGACTTTGCGTTGTCAGGTGATCATCTAGTCCCTTATTGGAAGGATAAATCCAAAACTTCAGAGTTAAAACTTTGGAACGATGTTTTAGAGAATCATAACAACACACCTAACGGATTTAGACATTGGATAAAAACATCATTCAAATATAATGGTGACGGTGTTGATTTAACAGAAGGTGAGCTACGACTTCAAATCGCTGTACAGGCTGATGGAAGAATTGTTAAAGGTGGTAAGAATAATTACACACAAATGCGATTCTCTAAGAAGCGTAAATACGATAGGTTGAAATGGATTCTTGATACTTGGAATCTACCTTACAAAGATTTAGGTGCAAGATTTGACGATAAGTATTCTAATAGTACAGAGTATCAAATCGTTGTATTCCCAAAATATGCTGACAAAGTTTTTGATAGTAAATACTACAGAGCATCTCAAGAACAGTTAGAAATTGTTAGAGATGAGGTTGGTCATTGGGACGGAACGATTTATGATTCTGGTTTAGTTAGATACTCTACAACAGTAAAAGAGAATGCAGACTTTATTCAATTTGCTTTTCATGGTTGTGGATATAACTCAAGCTTTACAGTAAGAGAATTTGATAACTATAAAACACAGTATCAGGTTGATTGCGTAACCAAAGGAAACGGTTTTCGATCTTTCCGAGGTAAAGGTTATAAACAAGAAGTTGAAGAAATTAAACCTAAAGATGGTCTTCAGTATTGCTTCTTTCTAGATAACGGAATGTTCTTAGCTAGAAGAAATAATTGCATATTCATCACCCAAAATTCTGGAAAGAGCTTTGTTGGTCTTATGAGGTTTTTACTTTATATTGAAGACCCTAACTTTTTCGGATATGTGTTTCGTTTAAATGCAACAGATATGAAAGGTGGTGGTGGTTTATTCCAAACAGCTTGTCGAATGTTTAAAGGTTACGACAGTCGTGTTAAATACACCAAGCAACCTATGTGCATATATTTTCCATCTGGAGCAACAATTAACTTTACAGGTTTGGATGGTGAAGCTGGTTTAGAGAGTATTCGTGGTATTGAGATTTCAGCAGCAATGATTGACGAAGGCTCTCAATTCGATGAAGATACAATCTTCTGGGTTACATCTCGTTTGCGTACAAAAGCAAATATGATCCCTAATTTGTGGATTACATGTAACCCTATGCCTACTTCATTCCTCTGTAAATGGCTTGAAGACTATTACTTATACCCTCGTGGTACAATGATTGGTGGTGAGCTTGTAGAAGGTCGTCCTAATCCAGAAGTTGATGGGGATACTCGTTGGTTCTTACGTATCGGTAACGATATTAAATGGGGAGCAACTAAAGAGGAAATGCTTGAGAAATATGGAAGTGAGTTTCCTATTGATAAGCGAACAGGTGAGACCACTTGCAAACCTCGTACATTTAGATTCATCTCAGCATCGTGTCATGATAACCCTCCATTACTAGAAGCCGATCCAAACTATGTATCCAACCTTTTAAACATGTCACGTGTTGAAAAAGAAAGACTGTATTACGGTTCTTGGTATGCTATCGAAGAAGGTTCAGGATTCTTTAAACGTCAATGGTGTGAAGTTGTAGATCGTTGTGAAGTGCCTATTAAGCGATTGGTTCGCTGTTGGGATATCGCATCAACTAAACCTACAGAATCGAATCCGCATCCCGACTATACAGCTTCTACTCAAATGGGTAAAGGTGAAGACGGTTATATTTATATATTTGATGCTAGACGAGATAGGATTTCAATTCTAGATGTTATTGATTGGATTGCTGATACAGCTATTGAAGATCAAACTTATTCATCAACAAGAGTTGAAACATACATCCCTCAAGACCCTAACGCTCAAGCTAAGTATGCCACTCAACAGTGGATTATGACTTTAGCAAGTAAGGGCATTCCAGTAAGAACAATTAAAGCTTCTCCTCATAAATCTAAACTAGATAAATTTCTTCCTTTTGCTGCTGTAGCTGAAGCTGGAATGGTTAAGGTTGTTAGAGGTGAGTGGAACGAGATGTTCTTCAATGAACTTGAATCATATACTGGTGGAAGATCAACAGCATATCTCAAAGATGACATTTTGGATACAATTTCAGACGGATTTGCTAAATTAGCAACAAATAAAGAACTACCAAACTTTAATGGGGCATTACTAAGATTGTGATGCTCTTTTTATTTAAACAAGGAAAACTATAAGAAATGGCACAAAATTCTGAAGCAACGAATGATAAGAAAAGTGCCACTTATGGCGAAGTTAAATCAGAGATTGGTAACTTAGGTTTAAAGATTAATGGTGGTTTAGTAGTATCAGAAACACGAAAGGATTTACAATTCCCTTATTGTGTTGCTACATACGATCAAATGGAACAGAACATCGTTATTGCTTCTGCCCTATCCATTGTAAACGTAATTGCTTCTCGTACACCTTACTACTTTGAATCTTACGATGAAAGTGATAGACACAAGAAACGTAAAGACTTTGTAGAACAAGTATTCAACGATATGGTTGATCAAACTCTTGATGAGTTTATTCGTGAAGCTATGTCTGTTAATAAATACGGCTTCTCTATTCACGAAAAAGTATTCTATTTTAGACGTAAGAAGAATGGTAGTAAATATGATGATGGTAAGATTGGTATTAAACGCCTACCTATCCGTTCTCAAGGAAGTATTGCTAAGTGGAAGTTCGATGAAAAAGTAAGAACAGTGTTGGGATGTTATCAAAAGGAAATTGATTTAGTTGATCTTCAAAATGGATTGATTACATTAAAAACTACTTTCAGTGATGATACATTCATTCCTCGTGATCGTTTCTTATTGATTAGAGATAACGCTACGAATGGTAATCCAGAGGGTAAATCAAAGTTATCTTACTGCTACAACCATTGGCGTAAACTACAAAACCTTTTAGAGACAGAAGAGATTGCTACTGTTAAAAACCTTAACGGTGTTCCAGTAGTTAAGATTCCATCTATCTATATGACTGAGACTGCTACAGATGAGCAGAAAATGACATATAAGGTTATGAAAGATGGTGTTACTAAACTGGGTATTGGTGAACAACAATCTGTTATCCTCCCATCAGATGTTGATGAGAATGGTAAACCTTACTTTGACTTTAGTATTGTTCAATCTTCTGCTTCAAATATATCAGCTATCTCAAGTGTTGTTAAAACACGTTCAGATCAAATCTTGCAAGCATTATTTGCAGATGCTCTCATTATGGCTCAAGGTACATCATCGAGTGTAGCCAATAAACGAGACATGTTGAGCATGGTTGTTGAGAGTTTGTTAGATAGCATCTTCGCTCAAGTGAATAAAGATTTAATTCCTGATCTATTTAGACGTAATGGATGGGATGATACGAAGACACCAAAACTTAAACGTGGTGATATCTTCAATATGGATTTTGCAGCATTCGCTAAAGCAATGCAACAACTTAAAGCAACTAAACTTATCGCTGTAACACCAGATAATATCAATTATATCGCTGAAGTTATGAGTCTTCCTTATCGTGTACCACATGACGCAACTAAAGAAGAATTAGATGAAATTCTTGGTGTTGAACAGGAAGATGACTCAAGATCAGGCGATGGAGCTGCTTCACCATCAGGTCAAGGTACAGCAAACACTGTTTCTGAAGATGATAAGAGTGCGAGTAATTTAGAAAATGCTTAATATGGAGAAATAATGGCTAGAGGTCAGAACATTAATAGTATGGTTTTCAATAAACCATTGCTAGTGACATTAGATTCTTTGCAACCGATTACTGATTACTTATCTAATCCAGAACGTGTTGCAAATTTAAAACTTGAAAAACCAAAAGAAGAAGTTCTATTAGAATTATCTGATTTCGGAAATGAAAAAGAATATCAAAACTATACATTGAGTAAGATTGGTGTTAACCCTGAAACAATGGTAGGGGTTCTAGATGTATCTGGGGCTTTAGTCTACAGAGCTGGTGAAATGAATGCCAACTGTATCGAACTAACATCTTACGAAGGTTTAAAAGCTCAAGCAGAAAAACAAATTGAAGCTGGTGCTAAGACACTCGTATTAAAAATTGACTCAGGTGGGGGCATGGCAATGGGTATGTTCTCTGCTGCTAACCACATTAAAAAAATTGCTACACAAAATGGTGTGAAAACTGTCTCATATATTGATGGTCTTGCAGCTAGTGCAGCATTAGGACTCGCTGTTTTATCAGATGAAGTTATTGCTCATCCACAAAGTCAAGTTGGCTCTGTTGGTGTTGTTGTTTCCTTATACAATGATTCTCAAATGCTTTCAAACATGGGTATTAAGCGTCAGTTTGTATTTGCTGGAGATAATAAGATTCCGTTTGATAACTCTACAGGAGAGTTTACTGACAAGTTTATTAGTGACTTGCAGAAATCAGTTAATAAGACCTACAAAACATTTGTTTCCCATGTGGCAACACACCGAAACATTTCTGAGGACAGTGTAAGAGAAACCAACGCTTCTGTTTATGACGTTGAGGATGCTCTTGCTGTAGGGTTTATTGACAAGGTGATGGAGTTAGAAGATTTTGAATTGGCTTACGGTTTAAAAACTCCTAATAACAAAACTACAGGTCTTAAACAATATGCAGGCATCCCTGTAGAAAACAAACAATTGAAACACAACAAGGAAACACAAACAATGTCTGAACAAAATGTTCAAGAGCAAGTTGCTTCTGTTGAAGAATTAACAGCTCAACTGGCAACAGCCACAACTGATAAGCAATCGCTAGAAACTCAAGTAGCTAAACTACAAGGTGACTTATCTAAAGTTCAATCTGATTTATCTGCTTCTGTTTTAGCTAAAGAACATGCTGAAGCTGAGTTAACTAAATTTAAAGCTGATGCTGCTCACAACGCTCGTGTAGAACAATTAGCTAGTGTGTTTGGCACTGAATCAGAAAAACCTCAAATGTACGCAACAATGTTTGCATCATTAGATGAAGATGCTTTTGGTAAAGTTGTAGCAGATTTTCAAGCATCAGTAAAAACTCAAGAACAATCTATGGAAGAGGTAGGTCATTCTGCTTCTGCATCAGCGATCGCTGAGACACCAGAAGAAATGCTTCTTAAACAAGCTCAAGCTCGTAAAGCAAAACAAAAAGCATAAGACAAAAGGAATAAAATAATATGTTAGTTACAAACCTACCTCATCAATATAACTACACAACTTGGGATGAAGTTTTCCAATCAGAGAATGGTCAACAAGTTGGTTGGGCACGTGAAACTGTATCACTTACTGGTACTGCTGGTATTTATCAAATTGGTACTTTAGTTATTCTAAGTGCTGACAATAAAACAATTACTGTCCCTGCTGATCAAGCAACTCTTGCTGCTGCCACATCAGGTAAGATCGCAATCCTTGCTGGTAAAGAAATCAAAGGTGATTGCTCAAATGGTTTTGACCCAAATATTGTAGAGCTTAAAACTGGTTACTTAACAGAGCCTAAAGCTATTGTAGTTTTTGATGCTCGTAATGGCGGTGCAATTGGTGATGCGGAAATTAAATTCCCTTCTGATTCAAACGCTGCAAACAAAGAAGCAATCTTTACTCGCTTAAAAGTAGAGAATGGTTTCAAAGTTCTTAAACAAGCAGTTAAGGGGTAATTAGCTAACGCTAATCCCTATTATTAAAGAATAAATAGAAAGGAATTTATATAACATGGCACAAACAATTGTAAACCCATTAAACAGTTCACGCTTTATTGACGTAACAGAATCATTTGAGACAGTAGCATACCCTTACGGTGCTTTCTCTAAGACTGGTCTATATACAGTAGAACCTGTTACTCAACGTACTGTAATTGCAGACGTAACAATGACTGACTACGGTAAAATGTCAGGCTTCAACTCTGTTCGTGATCGTGATGCTGACCGTACAGCTAAGACAGTTCAAAAGGCTGTTACTTTTGCTATCCCTCACATGAAGTTGGTAGAGTCTATCACTTACGAAAACTTTGAAGGTCGTGTAGCAAACTTCAACGGTTTAACTGACGCTGAACGTGCTATCACAATCAATGATGAAACTCTTGATCGTTTAGAGCGTATGTCTTTAACTATGACTCAAAACCATGAGTATATGGCTGTAGAAGCTGCTAAAGGTGTTCTACGTGACCCTCGTGATGGTACTGTATACTTAGATATGGTAGCTAACTTAGGTGTTGTACGCTTAACTGAAACTCTTGATCTTACTAGCTCTACTCTAGATATCTTAGCTTGGGCTGTTGCTCTTAAAACTAAGATTCAACGTGCTAACAAAGTATCGCCAGTAGTTCCAGTAGTTGATATCGTTGTTACTAACGCTGACTTACAAGCAATCTCTACTCATGCTTCAATCGCCCCTTTACGTGCTAACTTGATTACAGGTACAGGTCGTGCTGGTTTAGCTCTTGCTCAAGACTTGCTTTACAGCGAAGCTTCATTAACAGCTCACGGTGTTTCTCAAGTATTCGATCTTGGTAACGGTGTTCGTTTTATCACTTACCCTAACGTATTCACTCGTCAAGATGGTACTAATGTAGAAGTTACTGTAGATGGTAAAGGCTTCACAGTATTACGTGGTGTTCGTGGTTTGTACAAAGCTGTTGCAGCTCCAGCTCCTTACTTCTCTCAGTTGGGTGCTAAAGGTTCTGAAACTTACGCTTGGCGTACTCCGATTCAACACGATCAACACTTTGAAGTTGGTTTAGAATCAAGTGTTGCTTTCTACATGACTCAACCAGAGTTATCTGTAGATGTTACTATTACTAAATAATAGTTAATGTTTGGAGGGTGTAAAAGCCCTCCTTCTATACTCAAGTGATTAGTCTATGATCATTTAATTATAGAAGGATAAAATATGAAACAGTGTTCACCACTTAATACTGTAGACTTAGCAGAAGCAATCTTAGACCTACGTTTAGAGTATGGTGACACAGATGAGTATTTCTATATTCTACAAGATAGTGATTATGCTCGTATAGTCCAAAAATACCACTGTATTGGCTATTCTACAATGAGTAGGACTGTTGGTATGGCTATCGCAATGAAGATGTCACATACAGCTCTGAGAGAGCGTGTAGGGCAAGAAGAACGATACGGTAAAGAAGCCTTCGATGCATTCATGTCATTACTTACTAAGAAACTTAAAGACCCTGCTTTCGGTATGTTAGCTCCACTATCTTACTTCGGTGGTACATATCGTTGTGAAAGTGAATACTACGCTAAATCGAATGAGTTTACTTGGCAACCATTTTACAGAGGTTCTGAAACTAATGTTCCCATGTGGAAAGGTAGAAGAATTTATAAAGTGAATGGTCAAGACATTGTAGATCCTTATGAAGATAAACAAGGTTTAGGTGATGACTTAGGTGCTACAGGTGCTGTTGATTTCTACTTACCTGAAAATGAAATTCAGAATAGTAATTCACCTTAATTGAGAGAGACCAGTATAAATGGCAACATCTAAGAAAGTATTGAGACAACAAGCTCAAGGTGTTTTTGTTAATCTTGATATCGACTTCGATGATTCATACTTAAAGAACATTAAGAGAGCTTGTAAGAAAGGTAATGTAAGACATATTAGGTTTGGTTGGATTGATAAAAAGAAATATCCATCAGGACATAAGAATGAAGGTACATATATTGCTTCTGTAGCATATTGGCAAGAGTTTGGAACAATGGGAGAGAATGGTGCTCATATTCCTCCACGTCCTTACTTTAGACAACTTGTAAACAAAGTTAAATTCAGCTACAACGAAGAAATTAAAAAGTATTTCCAAAGTCTTTGTACAGGATTGGTAGATAATATAACTCTTATCTCTTTAGCTACAGAAATTAAGAAAGATTACAATGAAGTTGTTTTGTCACAATCTAATAAGAAACTTTCTCCAATTACAATTAGAATTAAAGGTCATACTTACCAACTAGATGATACAGGTGTAATGCTTACTTCATTTAAAGCTAAAGTATTTCAACAAAGTTTTGAAAACATTAAAGGGAGTAAATAACCTTGTCAACAAACAGTCGAGTAAGACTTGGTAAAAGACCTTACACAATTATAAGAGATGTTGGTGGTGGTGGTTGGGTTGAGGGGAATTACGTTCCAGCACAAAAACAAGAAATTACAATTGTTGCAAATGTTCAACCAAACTTCCCACAATACTTAACAAAATTATTACCTGAAGGTAAAAGAGAAAAAGAAGCTGTTTGGTTCTCTAGTGATGATTGGCTATACACAACAAGAACAGGTAATGTACCATTAGAAGCAGATTTACTAAAGTATAGGGATGCTCTTTGGGAAGTGTTAGTTGTAAGACCTTTTGGAAACTTTGGTACTCACTGTGAATGTGTTGCAGTAAAACTAGACAAAGATGATACTAATAGAGTTACAGGTAAAGTTGAGAGGATTAGTTAATGATATTTGAAACGAATATCTACAAAGCGTTATCCCCAATGATTGAGCCAAAGTTTAAATTATTCTTTGCTGATAAAGGATATCCTGAACCAAAACCTCCCTATTGTATGGTTAGCTTTATTGATAGCAGAAATATCGGTATGCCCAGTAAGACTGTAAATGTCCTACCAACATACGAAGAGAAGTTACAATGGGATAGTAATCATTATGTCGTTGATGATAATGGTAATCATGTTTTCACTGACAGGAAATTCTTCAATATAATTGAAAGCATTTCTCAAGTTAAAGAAGTTAATATCAGTTTGACATTTCAGTATGACCCTAAAGATGAAACATTCCAAGAGTATGTAGAGGACTTTCATACTGGTTTAGGATTCTCTAATAGTGCATGGTTGTTTGGAAGTAACAATATTGGTTTAGTATCTTATCAAGATATTCTTTATATGTTTACACCAATTGATAATACAACCTCTTATCGTAGAGCAACAATAGATTTACTCCTACGCATTGAAAGAACAGTAACATCAGAAACACCAATAATTAAAGAAGCTGTATTTCATGGTGATTTAGAGTTAAGGGCTTTTGACTATGTTTATGATGCAGAAAACAACAAAGAGAAAGGTGCGTAATGGCAGAAAATGAAGTTAAGATTAATGATATTCCAGTAGCAACATCTGCCAGTTTTACAGACAATGATTTGTTTCTTATCGTAGATGATGGTAAAGCTAGACTACTACGAAGATCAACATTTCAAGCTTGGATGCTAAACAATGTTCAAGGTGAGAAAGGTGATACAGGCGCACAAGGTTTACAAGGTGTAGCTGGAGCTAACGGTAAAGATGGTATCAATGGTACAAATGGCTTATCGGCATATCAAATTGCAGTTAGCAATGGTTTTATTGGCACAGAACAACAATGGATTGTATCTCTAAAAGGTGCTACAGGAGCAACTGGTGCTAGCGGAGCTAATGGTTGGACACCATCTCTTATAACAGAAGTTAGAGGTACTGATGAGCTTGTTCTGCGAATTATTGATTGGACAGGTGGTTCAGGAACAAAACCAGCAGTAGGTTACTTATCCTCAACAGGTCTTGTGACAAATATCAGTAATGCTACAAACATTAGAGGTACACAAGGTTTACAAGGTGTTCAGGGGATACAGGGTATTCAAGGTGTAGCTGGTCAAGATGGTCAAGATGCTGCACAAGCAACAGACATTGTTATCCAAGATGATCACTCAGTTATCGTTACATATAACAATTCAGCAACCTTGCACTCAAATACCCCTCCTCGAATTTTAGGTTGGGGAAGTTACAAGGATGGTCAATACACAGACTTATCACCTTTCACCATTTCAACTAACACCACAGCAATTATCCCTAACAATTCAGGCACTATTATCTCAAATGCTATGCCTATCAATGTTACAACATTCTATGATAGTACAACACAAAAATGCTTAATGACAGATGTTGATGGTTTCTATGCTGTACGTGTTAGGTTCAAAGTTGCTGCCTCAAATAGTGCTGATCGCATACAAATTGTATTTAGCAAGAATACTACAGAAAACCCTTACAGTGAAGATAGAACACTTCGAGGTGACAATTTAATACAAGACATGAGCTTTAGTACATTTGTATATGGTGATACGCCTTTGTCTAGTAACGGTATGACAATCAGTTTAAAAACATATTCAAGAGCTGTAAGCATTTATAACATCGAGTTTACGATTTCTAAGATAAATTGACAAAGGTGTGAAATATGACAATTGACATAGATTTTTCACCTATTAAAGTTGATATTCAAGTTGAAGATTTCCAAATACAAAGTGATGCTTTTTATACTGTAGGGTTTATCTCTGAAAGTGATACAGCACCAAGAACACTAGAAGTTACTCAATTAAGTCAACTCTTAGATGCTGGTTATCTGAGGGCAGGTGACGTATATAACTTCGTACACAGTGTATTCGCTCAAGGAAAGATGGGAAAGGTTGTTGTAAGAGCTAAGAGGTCTACAGAGACTTTTGAAGAAGCTTACAAAGCTGATGACAACTCAAGCTACTACTATGTTGTGATTGACAGCAAAGATATAGATGATGTTTTATCTTTCAATAGCTCAATAGCTGAAGAACAATTCAAGTTGCAATTCTTTTCATCAACAGCAGATGTGTCTACGTTAATTCAAGGTAGATCAAAGCTTGTTTACTACTTCCAAGATGAGTTCTTTAAAATTGATCTCCCTTACTCTGATGGTAAAGGTGTTTGGCAATGGGATAATACAAGTGGTGTTGCTTGGGATGATAATAGACTTGTTCAGTTTGAACCTTACGACATGCCTGTAGAGCTTGCTCAAGCAAGACTATCTAACTTCCCAGAAGCGTCTTGGATTGGGAATTGTGGTTTCTATTTCCCTAGTAGAGTTCAATGGCTTCATAAGTTCCTAGCTAAAGTAACGACAACAAAAAGAATAAACCTTCCAAATTTATCTACTTCATCAGCATTGATTTACGGTAGAGATAAGGCAACAGTAGGTAGTGGTACAACGGCTGATGGAACAAAGATTGAATATAAAGTTATGAATGATTGGCTCATTTGGGCTATTCAAAGAAACCTATGGAAAATCTTATACACAAAAGAGAAAGTTCCTCAAACAAACTCTGGAAGCATTCTTATGGAGAATGGTCTTAAAGAGGTATTAGATGTTGCTGTAACAGAAAATCATTTCTCTGACTACAGAATAACAGAAGTAACACAAGATAGAAGAACAAATAAATTATCAATGAAGTTTTCTGCAACACTCGTACATACTATCTTAGGTGTGGATAAGGTTGAAGGAACAATATACAACTAACACAGGAATGAAAAATGTTAGAAATTAAAGATATTGTTAATGTGATTATCAACCGAGAGGTTGTATCCAAAACAGTACGAGACCTTCAAACGATTGCAGTATTGACAGGTGAGAACCGATATACAGGTTATCGTAAATTCACTAGTGTAACAGAAATGTTATCTGATGGATTTGAAGCAACAGACAAAGCATATATTGCAGCACAACGAATCTTCTCTCAAAACCCACAAGTTAAAGAGATTGTTGTAGGTCAATTTGATGTCGCAACACAAACAAACTATGTAACAGCTATTCAAGACTTACAAGGTCAAACTAATGAATGGTTCTTCTTAGTTACAGATGCATCTACAGATGTTGATAAACTTGCCATTGCTACTTATGTAGAAACACAAGATATTATCTATGTATTCAGTGACACTAACGCTGCCACTATTACAAATGCTACTACAGACATCTTCTCTCAGTTAAAAGCATTAAACTTTGTTAAATCTTTCGGTATCCACTTTAAAGATACAGCAGTATCAATGGGTGAGGCTGCTTGGGTAGGTCGTTTTGCATCAGCAGTTATTGGTTCAAATCTTTGGCTATATAAAACTTTAGCTGGATTAGTTGCTGAAGGCTATACAGCAACAGAAGTAAATTACTTACGAGACAAAGAAGCTCACTTCTACACTAAAGTAGGTCAAGATAGTGTTGTTGTTGGTAACGGTAATGTACCTAGTGGTGAAAAGATTCACGTTATCTTAGGCGCTATTTGGCTCAAGATTCGTATTGGTGAACGCTTATGGAATCTTCTATATACCAAAGAACGTATCCTATATACGAATGGTGGTATTGATCTATTTAAAGCAGAGTTGGTTACAGTATTAAATGAAGCTGTTACAAACAACATTCTTACAGAAGATGATGGATTCCAAATCTCTGTACCAGATGCTAACAAACTAACTTCACAAGAACGAGCTTCTGGCGTTCTTTCACGATTGACTTTCCGAGCTAGATTAGCTGGTGCAATCATTTATGTAGATGCTGTTGAAGGCACTGTTTACGCTTAATAAGGAGAATTATAAATGGCTGGACGTACTTTAAATAGCTACATCCCATCATCAACAACAATTGTTATTAGTCATCCTAGTACCAATGTAAGTCACGCTGTTACAGGTTTTACAGCAGATTCTACGGTGAGTATCGAGTTCCCTGATCAAACATGGACTAACACTGTAGGTATTGATGGTCACACCACTCGTACACATCGTTTAGATAAAACTGTTCAAATGACTATTCACTTAGAGCAAACGTCTAAATCGAATGATGTTCTTAGTGCTTTACTACGTTACGATGAGAATGATATTTCAGGTCGTGATGGTATTTTCACTTGCACATTTGCAGACAAGAGTGGTCGTTCTTATGTCTACTCATCTCAATGCTATGTATCACGCCCAACTTCACAAGAGTTTGGTAGTGCAACAGGTACTCGTGATTGGATGATTACTTTTGCTTGGGCTGATCAATGGATTGGTGGTAATGGTTTAGTTGACCCTGACACTGTTCAAGTGCTAGAGAGACTTGGCGTTAACATTGATGACGAATGGAAAAGTGTTGTTTAACAAATAAAGGATAAACTCTTCAATGAAATATTTAAACTCTTATGTACCATCTCAAGTTAGATGTAAGATTTTTGGAATACCAATTGAAGGGTTCTCTGAAAGCAACATTGTTGACATTGAAAGAGAGAATGATGTAACCACGTTCAGAAAGGCTATGGATGGATCAAGAACAGCGTTTAAGGATAAGTATGGTAGTTATAGGTTAACTTTCCATGTTAATCAAACTAGCGAAGCTAATACGTGGTTACACCTGTTATTTAAGCTGTATCAAAAGACTAATGCTGAGTTTAAGATGCCGATTGAAGTTGAAGAAAGAATGAGTGAGGGTGGTACTAGATTCTTTGCTCTAGATTGTTTCTTCGAGAATGAAGCTAATACAAACTTTGCATCTGATGTTGGTGTTAAAACATGGACATTCATTTGTCACAATGGCAGATACACACAACAAGGCACTTACGAAAGCAATGAGCTTTACTCTAAGATTCAATCTTTAGTTAAAGTTGTAGAGCTTGCTGATATGGTAGGTATTGATCTCTCATCAATTGAAAGTAAAGGTGTTGAGGTATTCTCATCAACAATGGATAAACTTAAAAATCTTTTCTAAGACAAAAATACAAAGCATAGGATATTAAATGGCTTCAATATTAACAGGGTTAGCAGAGAAAGCGAAATCCTTATGGGATGGTGGAAACCTCTTAGAAAGATCAACTAAAGTTTATGATGCATCAAGAAACAAAATCACCATTGCTCGTATGGAAATTGATGGTATTGAGGAAGCAACCATTAGTGCTAGAACAATAAGTGTTGCAGAGTTTGGTATTGATCCAAGTTACTACACTTATTATGACAAAGAGGAGATGATGACACTTACTTTGAACATCCTCCCAACAGCAAAGTCAAATTCTATCCTACAAGCTCTTGCAAGAAAACAACAAGAGCTTAAAGGTTGGTTCTATATTAGTGTATACGAGAATGGGGATATTGTAGATATCTTTAGGTCACATATTATTAGTATGCCTGAAATAACTTTATCAATGCAAGCACCCAATAAGGTTTATGTCTTCGGTGTTAAATCAACACTAACAACAAATGTATTTGCTTCTGATAGTACAGCACAAACAGCAACAGGCTCAACGCAAAGTGAAGCCAACGCTCAACTAGAATCTAAAGGTGTTAGTGAAAACACACCTGTACAAACCACGCCACATCAACCAGAGAAAGGCGATCCAAATTTTTAGGAGATATAAATTAAATGTCAAAGCAACAAATTACCCAATTAAACGATAAAACTTACATTATTGATGCTTTTCGTGGTAAGCAAGGTTTTATGCTACTTACTCGTGTTACTAAATACGTATTCCCTTTTTTAAAGTTTTGGGGAAATCCTGATGTAGAAGATGAAACAGTTGTTTCAGAATTATCTTCATTGTTAGCTGGTGAAAATGCTTCAGAAGTATTCGACATTATTGTTGAGCTTATGGATGCTGTAACAGTTAACGGTTCAAAGGTTAACTTCGATGTTGAGTTTGAACAAAACTACGATACATTATTAAAGCTCACTTACGAAGTTTTAAAATTAAACTATCTTGAATCTTTTCAAAGACTCGTTACAAATGCGAAGTAATCCCTAAAGAGGAAAACCAAGTAACGAGGGTAAATAAACGAGAATACGACAGACTTGAGAATAACCTCTCACTTCCTGTTGAATGGATGGAAGTGTTATGTCATCCAAAAACAAAAGATAAACCATCTCTATTATTAAAATTAAAATACGAAATGACAGTAGATGATGTTCTTGATCTAAAAGAATACTACGAATATGAAAACTTAATTTCATATGAAGACTATTTAAGACGAAAAGAAGACCCAAAATAACCAAGACAAGGAAAGGTATGTATGTCTAATCAAATTGCTAGTATGTTTGCTAGTCTTGGATTTAAAGTTGATAC